GTTCTTGGGCAATCACGCCGATGCTGTCAGGTGCGTCCAGACCCTTCTCAATCAGGCTATACTTTCTCACACGAACAGCTTTGATGTCATCCCATTGAGAGGACGCATCGACAATGTTTTCTTTTAGATTTTGGTCAGAGATGCCGGAATATCGGTTGTTTGTATTTTCTAAGTCACCATCGCCTCTTACAAGAAAAAGACCAGCATTTCCGCCCGAACGACCAACTTCTGCGGTTGCCGAAGAATCCTTAAAATGTCGGAACTCACCATTTGCAGTAAGTTTATGCCCAAAGCTAGTCGTCGATGGGTTTGACGTAGTGCCAACAAAAAATGAACCACCTGATGAAAACCTGCCACGCTCACCACCAGCCACTTCAAATGCTATTGTGTTGTTGGACGGAAATCGTATTTTTGTGTCTGTGTCACCGCTATGAACAATGGCATCAGCAATAGTCAGGTCGCCAGTGACATTTACTGCTGTGGCATCAATCTGTGAGACAACATCACCGCTTTGGTCTAATACGAAAAGCTGTATCCACGCATCATTATCCTCATTGCGGATGTATATTTTATTATTTGTCGTGTCATACCATAGCTGATTGGCGTATGTCGTGGATGGTGCAGACGCTCCGCTATTGGTGGACGCTATCGCCTGAAACAGATTGTTCAAGTCTGTCCGTGTTGCCGGAAAAGACTGATTGTCAATTACATAATCGTGTTGTGCCATTTTAACCTCAACTTACAACTGCGCCATAACCCTTGGCTTGATAATCGAACGTCCGAGAAACAACTGCATTACTGCTGTTCTTGAACACAATGTTAAATCCTGTCGCGCTCTTGCTACTGATTTGATAAAAGTCTCCGCTATTCATATTCTGCGCTGTGATTGCCACGTTTTGCAGAACACTAAATGCCGGACTAAAGGTCACATCATAGCCACCCGCGTCTGTGCCTGATGATATATCATTTCCGTGGTCAAGTCTATCGGGCATGTCCACGACCACCTGTAGCGTGTCAACTCGTGGACTTGCAGACGCATCATTTGAGTTTAGGACTGCCCTGAACTTCGCGGCTCGGAACGTATATTCACCAACAACAAAGTCACGAAAATCAGTGTATGTCGGTGAACTGGCAGGGTCGCTGTCTGTCGTGGCAATCTGCAACTTGGCATTTGTATCGCCAAACTCATTAGGGTCGCCATCAAAGAAACCTTCACGGCTGTCCCAGTTTCCAGCCGCACTATCAAACAAGTTCACATAATCAACTCGATTGACAACAAAGTTACTTGTCACGCGGCAAGTGAACTTACTACCCAAGTCTATGCTTGCATCACCGTCAACACCAACAAAGTTATAAAAGCCCTCATCGTCCACGTCCCCTGCACCATCAAACAGACCTTCGGCGGCATCAAATAGGCCAGCCAAATCGTCAAAGTCAATACTGCTCTCTAGTATTAGACTACCATCGGAAACGGTTGTGTCAGTCTTAGTGCCAGCGAATGTCGGGCTTTCTGTGATGGTCTGGATTACGTTACCAGCCTCAATGCTTTCAATGATTGCGATTGATTGTGCCGCGTTTCGGCTTTCTCTGCCGCCCTTGTCAAATGCCTTTATCAAGTATGTGCCGGTCAATGCGGGAACGACTGCTGTGTTAGCTGGACGTGATATTTTGCTTGCCACCGTCCTTGCCGTGGCAAATGTCGCGCCACTGGTCGCAGACGAATGGCGAATGACATAATGGCTCAAATCTAAATCGGCTGTCGGTGTCCAGCTTAGATGCGCCTCTTTACCGATAATGTTGACAGACAAATTAGTTACATCGGACGGGATGTCAGTCTTACCCACGACCTGATGTGTCGCGGTTGCCAGACCAGACCGATTGCCGATTGCTGTTATGCTTCGCGCTCGTATGTCATAGGTCGCGCCATCCTCAACGTCAATCATCTCGAACCGAACAACATCACCGTCAAAGTCAGCCACGCCCAACGATGTGAACCGGCTGTCTGTTGACTTCTTAGCTTTTACTGTCGCTTGCGTGGCTAAGAAATCAGACGTTGTAACCTCAATGTTCATAACTGTGATAACTTCTTCATTGATGATACGCACCTCATCACTGGCTGAAACTGCCGGTGTTATCAAGTCAAACGGGCTTCGCAATGTTGTATTATCACGCACAAAGTCGGCTTCTTCTGCGCTCCAGTCATAAACGCTGGATGCCAGTTCTCTTAGTGTTAAATCGACACCAAGTTCAGCGTTACCGTTATCATCAACACTGTTAGAGAAATTCCAATCTGTGACCTCAAAGACCTTACTGCTGAAACCGTATCTGTCCAGCGTGACCATAACTGTGTCACCGATATTGTGCTTAAACGCTGTGAGTTTGCACGGCATTTGAATAACAAGCTGTTGACGCGACTTATAAAGCGCAATCTTAGCAATGCGCTGTGCCATAGTGTTTGACTGTGTGAACGTCAAATCAAGTTCATTGAATACACGCTCCGAACCGTCTTCTTCCTCAAATGTTGAACTGGTAATCGCCGGATAGTCTGTCGGTTGCCAGTTATAGTTCTCGTCCGGCAAAAACACGCCCTTGATTGCGTTAAAGTTATCTCGGCGGCTTGGCTTGGTAACGATGGAAATAGCACCGCGCAAATCGTCCTCTGTTAATGTATCTGATGGTGCAGAATACGCACCGGCTTTGACATACCACTTGCCGCCACTGTAATAGAGTGAGCCAGCCATTGACGATAGTATTTCCTCAATAATCTGCTTGGGCTGATTAGCTGTATCAATAACGCCGTGCGCTTCGTATCGCTTCTCTGTGCCACCAGCCGCAAGCGTTACGTTTTCATCGCATACATTCGCCGCCGTGTTGAATGATGTGTCGTCAATCTCTGCGCTAGTCGCACCAATGCCATACTCAGTGTTTGTCAGATAATCGCGCAAAACAAGTGCAGGATTTTTACTGTAAGACGTGCCGCTTGTGCGCGGGTCAAATAGCTTTTTACCTTCAACCACTGCGCTGATATTCGGGATGCCATTCGGGTAAGCATCATTATCAAATTCAAGTCTGGCATAAATATATGCGATGCCATCCAGTGTTGAATTTGACGACCAACTGACCGCGCCATATTGAGCAATGTTTAAGTAAGCCTGTCCATCTGCGCCCAGCTTAGTTTGAACAATAGCCTTGCCTGACAGGTCAGCAGGTGCAGTTACGTTGCCGCTACCATCAATAGTCAACTGCTGGTCATTAAAGAATATGCTTTCGATGCTGTTCAGTTCATTGGCGGCAATAGCCACAATAAGATGCAGATATTCAGACTTGCCGGATGTCTCCATAAACACAATCGCGCCGGATACTTTCTGGCGACCATAGACAATCTTTCTTGATGTAATGGGCTGTTTGACCATCTGGCTACGCCCTTGCAGTGTTGATTGCGTGGGCAGTTTTTGTTTCTTAGCTAATGCTTGACTGATACCGGAAAGGGCAAGCGTTGTGGCGAATGTTGTCAATGAGAAGCCAAATGCAATCGCGCCGGAAACAAATGATGTCCCAGCCGCTACGCCACCAATTATTGCGCCTACTACTGCTGTTGCCATCTCATATACTCCATCCGGCTTTGGCAGTCTTTATATCCAGAAAGACTAAGCCATCAACACCTGTGGCGGCTATCTTGTCACCAACGCATACACCAATCGCAATCCCGTCCGGCATATCAAGTGCCACCCAATCACCACGTTTTACCATATTTGCGTCAATCTTACTACACCGCCGGTCAATACAGTCCATCATACCGCGATAACCGTGACGCATAAATGACTTTGTTGCACCAAACGCATTTATATACTCTGCATCAAACAGTTCAGGGAACTTTGTGTCGCCATTGACAGCCGCCTCGCATTGGACAGCGAATGTAAAACAATCGTGTTCACCCCACTTGAACTTCTTATGTCGGGCTTGCTCCACGATGTTGAACAGCTTATTTTCCCAACCAGCCTGTCTCATTGTCTAAAATGTCGGTAGGTCAATCGCGTAAGGATTAGTGATTGGAACTGGCGATGTATAGTCATCCTTACCAGAACCCCACGCAATCTCTTTCTCCTGCAAGCCTGACACAAAGTCCAAGCCTGTGTCTGACGGATGGTCTAACTTCTGGTCATCGGATGTATAACGCCTCAATCTCGGACGCTCCAAGTCAATCAACCGGCTTTCTGCGCTCATTGATATGGTGGCAGTCTCACCGCTATCCTCAATCGTCATCACGTCCATACGACCATCAAATACAAGATACGGGTCAGCAACTACCGCGCCGGATGATATAACGCCAAGATATATTTTAGCCGAACGTGTTTGATAATTCTCTGTCAGTGCTAAACTTACAATCGAACTATCAATTCCGTTCAGTGTCAAATTCACGCCACGAGCGGCAATCTCAACAGTTTCCTCGATAGGTGAAATGCCTAATATCTGACCGCCGCCTGTATATGTTTCACTGGCAACAGTGATATCGCCATAGCCTGTCCACAAGCGCAAGTCACCGCCATCAAAGTTTAACTTAACCGCGAAAAACGGTTGCAGTTCCGATGCCGCCAACTCATTCGATACTGCTGTGGTCAGATTGCGTGACATTACAAACTCTCCACTGCGCCAAATGTTATGCCGTAAAATGATGATGTGTTGATGTCCCAGTTCGTTGCGTTATCATTCAACCTGAATACGCCCTTGGCATTTGCCACGACCACGGTTGCTCCGTCTGCCGGTGACGACCGTAGATTAGGCCAGATGTCCAGCGTGACCTCACCGCTTCCATTAGTGTCCGCATCATTCAACACTTTATAAAGCTGTGATGTAGAACCAGAACCTAGCTGGATATAGTCACCAGCCTTCAAATAGCCGGTCGCGCTTGCTGGCAGTCCATCAATAGCTAATGTGCCGCCTGTTTGACTTGCACCATTGACGACCGGCGTTCCGGCTGTCGTAGATGCCGAGCCTCTAGCTGTGCCACCATTAGGGTCGCCAAGTAAGAACGTGCCTTTTTGACCATACAGTTTCATCAGGAATGATACCCATTCCTCTGCATCATCACGCTTCATAGCTGGCAAGCTAATATCTGCTTCCCACCTCTGACCAGAGAACTGATAAGTTTGTTGCTTGAAGTTGAATGGCGATGTTGAAACACCGACAACATTTCTTGCTATCAACCGAACTGTGGCGATTGTTTTATTGGTAGGGGTGGAAAGCGGGTAAGTGATTGCCATAATTAGCCCCCAAATGCTTTTGCGTATGAACCGCCACGCATACGGGCATCAGCCACCGCAGACTTCGTGGCTTGTGCAATCTGTGGCATCAGACCAGCGATTTCAGTCCTAACAGTCTGCTGGACACCTGTTGATACATTGATTGTTTGATTAACAACAACACCACTACCATCAGAAAGTTTGTCGTTAGGAACAATGCTCCCCGAAGATGCCGGTATGAATAACTCTCTCCCGCGCTCCCCGACGATTGTAGGTTGCCCTTTTTGAACTGAGCCGCCAATAGCAGCTTCCTTAAATACATTTGGAAATGCTGTCTGTAGTCCGGTGGATATACCACCCACCAATCTCTGAACAACGAGAACTTGCAATAACTGGTCAACAATACTCATTGCCATATTGCGGAAAGCGTCTTTTACACTTTCAGTTCCTTTTACAATACCGGCGAAGCTATTGCCCATTGAACTAGCAATTCCATTGGCTAAAGCCTCTGTTTGCTCCGCGCTTAATCCTATTGCATTGACAGCTTCACTTGCAATTAAAGCGTTTGTATTTCCAACTTCTAGCATTACGTCCTTCAGGCGCAACAGGTTTTCAGCCGCCTCCCTCTCCGCAACACTCATATCCTTAAATGATTTGGTTGTAATGATGTCAAAGATAGATTGAACTTCCTTTGCGGCCTCTGTCGCCTGTGCAAACGGGTCAAGTTCATTCAACCGGCTAAATGCCATTCCTAGTTGTTCGGCCTGTTGGCGCGATATATCAAACTCATTGGCGACTTCTCCAATGGCTTTTCTCAACGAGCGTTGTGCTTGCACCCGTTCATTTGACCTAGCGTTTTCTTTTCGTGCCGCAAGGTCTTGACTGCGAGTTAAGTCATCAACAACTTCCAGTTCATCTTTTAATGCTGTGATGGTTTTCGCAAGCTGGTTCTGCAACTCAAATTGTGCAAGTTGTTTTTGTGCATCAAACAGTTTTGTGACTTCATCGGTGACTTCACCATATTTATCTTTTAGCTTGTCAAACCGTTCTTCATTTGTAATGGCAAAATCAGACAAGTCTTTGATGCTACCTTCAAGTTCATCAAGTTCTTCTGTCAGTGTTCCGGCTGTATCGCGCATCTTTAGAAGCACTGTCCCGACCGCCGCACCAACGGCGACAACAGCACCGAGAACCGCACCAACAGCACCGAATACACCTAACAACTGTGAACCCTGTTGACCGAAAGCGGTTAGGAAGTGAGTGCCATTCTGCAACTGAACTGCAAAGTCACCAAGCTGGAAACCGGCTTGCTGAATACCAGCTTGTGCAAACCTTCTTGCTTTGTCGGTTGATTTGTCCGCCGCCGCACCAAAGACTGTATAGCCACGGGCTGACCCCTTAACTGCGTTATCGGTGCTTTTAATTTGCTGTTGGACTTTCTGTAGCTGTGATAAAGCATTACCGCCAACATTCACATTTATCTGTAAATTATTTGCGGCCATTTTGGTTTTCCTCTAGCAAATTAAAGTATGCGACCCATTCATTATACTCATCAACCGATATTTCTTCAATCTCTGCAATCGTTTTGCCTAACTTTAATGCAAGCGTGACAAGACTGAACCTGAAAGGGTCGCTACTTAGTTTTTTTCCTGTTCCTCTACACTAATGGCATTGAAGATAGTTCCAAAAACCAATGTAAGGACAGTGATAGGCTCACGCATCAAAGTCGGCTTATCCTCTAAGGAGAACATCTTTTCACCGTCCTCTGTCTGCGACTTAATAATAATCATCTCAACCATACCGGCGATACTCGGATTGGCTGTGAAGTCCTTATACTTACGACTAACTTTGTCGATGTCGCTTCCGGTAACTTTGGTGTAGTAAATCCTTAAAGGATTATCCTCAGTTCCCCATTCTTCAACATCGACAAAACTGCGCCCTCTAGCCTGCCGGTTGGCGGCTATTTGTTCAGCGAATTTAGACATAGTGCCACCCTTAGTCTAATTAAACGGTTGTTTCAGTGATGCCGCCAGTTCCGGTGGCACTAAATGAAACCTCAACCATTCCATCAAAAGTTGATGTAACGCTCTTGCCGGTGACAATTACAGTGCCGGTGAAATATGTATCGCCAGCGTCAGCACCTTCCGGATACAGTTCTAGTGTAACTGAAGAACCAACATCCAACGCACCTTGCGCCGCATCTGTTTCGTCAAAGAAACATTCGACCGATGCAGTGTATGAACCAAGACCAGCGACGTAGCTTCTAAAGCTATCGCCCATGCTTGTGTCCTCAATCACATCCCCTTGAATATCCAAAGTAAAGGAACGGACTTCGGCAAGCGTATTGCCACCGACCTTCACCAAACCTTCTGAACCCGCGTGAGTTGCCATAACTAAACCTCATTAATATCTGTTGCAACAGTGTCAGACTTTTTGGGCTTCTGACCTTTACCCTTTTTCGGCTCGTCAGCCGACCATCCGTGAGCCTCTAACTTCTTCGCAGTATCAGCCCAGCAAATAACTTTATGACCATCTTTATATAATGTAACTCGTTTCATAATTACACCGCCGTTTCCACATCGTTTTCGAGAGTAACATAAATGACTTCGATTGCAAAGCGTCCAACGCCAACAGGATTCTCACCATCGCCGGAAAAGTCTGCATCGAATGAAGTAACTCGTGTATCTTTTGCGTTGCCGCCACGGGTGAGGTCAGTGTAAAGTGCTTCCTCGACTTCCGTGGCAATCGTATCAAGTGTGTTATCGACATTGGTGTTACCGGAAACGTAAGCCTCAACGGTAACATCCAGAGTGCGAACTTGAGTGCGAGGTGTTTTGATAGTGCTATATTCGGATGTCTCTGACTTCGTATAGATTGCCAACGCGGGGAGTTTAGCCTCGGCAAGAGGATAAAACCGTGTCTGAAACACATTCGTTCCGGTAGTCGTAAGTCCGGTCAACGTAGTTTTGATGTTATCTCTTATAGATTTTCTTACATGCGCCACTAGCTTTCCTCCAGAACCAAGACAGTGACACCAGTGCCATCGCTTTGAACCACTCGAACAGTGTAAGCAATAGAATTAATGCTGATGCTATCTCCTTCGGCGGCTGATGATACATCTGCCGTGCGGCAAGCAAAACGCGGTTGCTCCATTGCAACAGCAACTTCACCACCTGCTTCAACTTCAAAGAACTCATTGTCAAATATCCCATTCACTGTAACTGGAGAACCGCCACTTGGCGTATAGGTCGCCGCAACACCGAAGTCATCCGCGCCAAAAAATATAGCAAGTTCGGTGGCGGTTTCGACAGCCATCACTCATCCTCTGGAGTTTCTAGTTTCTTGACAGCGCGATTTGTTTTCTTGGGCGCGGCCTTTTTCACTTTAGCTTTTGCCATACCGCGATTGATAAGTTTCTCAGCGATACGGTCTTCAATATCAATAACTTCACCGGTCATCAAGTTGCCACCAGTTCCGATAAAGCATTTCTGTAGTATTTCGATTTTCATAATAATTCCTAAAAGGTCGCGGTGGGGAATAATCCCCACCGCTTCCAATTACCTAGAGTTAGGCGATGCTTACTTCGTCAGTCTTGGCGAAGGAAACAGCATTGCGGACACCAACATCCAACTCAGCGTGGAGAACCATGCGAACAGTTCCAGCTTTAGAGTTTGAATACGGGTCAACAAGCAGGCTAGGTGCGCCGAAGCTGGCAATGATAAGCTGGCTAAAGTCGCCATATACCAATGCGGAAGCGTCGTTGCCACCGTCACCTGGGTCGAGCGTTGTCGGCACGTTGCTAGTGAAGGCAATCGGCTGACCGTAAAGTTCGTTCCAAGGTGCGTCCAAGATTTGAACACTGTCTGTGGAGGATACTTTGGCGGTTGAAGCCAGTTTTGCTTTCACGGCAGGGTGTGACAGGAAGCCTGCGGCTTCTTGGTTCACGATGCCATTGTCTTCTTCGACCAGCTTGACCAGTGCGATGATGTCTGCCCAAGTCAGTGAATCAACGTCTGTGCCGGAT